ACAATACTTGGCTGGCGACGGCCCGGAAAGATAGGTAGCTGCCGGATCCCAAAAGGACGCTGTATAGCGTCCTTTTTCCTTGTGTTTAGCCGTTTTTAAGGTTCAGTAAACTGTTTTACAATATTGCGCCCGGCAACTTCAAGGCAACCTTCTAAAATTCATTGGAAATAGTTCCGCAGTTTGTCCGCATCTTTATGCGATTTTTCCTCATTAAGATGCGTGTATATGTCAATCGTGGTCTGCGCCTTTGCGTGCCCAAGATACCGCTGGGCGGTCAGCACATCCACCCCGGCATAATACAGCACAGTGGCGTAATTGTGCCGGAAGTAGTGTGGCGTAAGGATGGATGCGCGTCCTGCTTCTGTTTCGCGGGATTCTATGGAATTATCTTCGGCGTACACGGCTGCCATTAGTTCCAGCCACGCACGACTTAGCGGGGTATTGCGCCAATGCTCCCCGCCCGGCGCTGGGATGACGAATGCGCCGCCAAGACCGCGCAGCGGGAAAAGGGCTTCAAACAGCTTGGACGGCATAGGAATATCACGGATGGAATATTTCGTTTTTACATCGCCAATGCATCCCGCCTTAAAGTCAACATCCCGGCGCACCGATATGGTGCGCGACTTGAAATCAACATCCCGCCACTGTAGGCCGCACGCTTCGCCCAACCGCATGCCGGTGTAATACAACACTTTCAGAATCAGCCCATCCGGGTGTTTGTCTGCGACTTTCAGCACGGCTTTTGTCTCCGCATCCGTTAATGCGCGACGCTTATTTTTTTCCCTTGCTGCCGGGCGCGTCAGCCCTGCGGATGGATCTCGGTCTATTATCCCCTGCGCATACGCCTTTGCGAACACGTTTACTATGATCGTTTTTATGCTGTTCATGGTTGACAGGCCGAGCCCCTGTTTTTCGTTCATCAGCGATTGCAGGTCATTTGCCGTGATCGCGCGCATCTGCCTTTCGCCAAGCTCTGGCATCAAATGGACCCGGAATGTGCTTTCGTATGTCCTCTGGCTTGCAAAAGATATATGCGGTTTTTTGTATATATTGTACCATTGCATGGAGTAATCGCCAAATGTGATATCTCTTTGCACCTCAACGCCGCCAACATACCGTTTTTTCAGCTCCGCCTTTGCGGCTTCAAGTTCCTTTTTCGTGCGCCCGGAAGCGTATTTCACGATCGGATTACCGTCTGCGTCCCGGCCAACGGTTATTTTTGCGCGATAACGCCCGTCTTTTTGTTTTGCCATTGTGTAAATCCTCCCAAAATGCTATAATTTGGGTACAGAAAACGAACCCTCCAAGGCTTTTTCTGTACCTTGCCGCTCCGGTGTGCAGACCGGGGCGGCTGATTTTATGTTAATTCAACTTGATGCTCCAGTCTCCTACTGCGGTAACAGACATAAATACAGGTGCGCTTTTAAGCATCACTGTTCCGGAGTACTCATCCGTTGTGTTGACCAATAAGTCAATCGTTTCTAATCCATAAGAAATAACCGCAAAATGACGTGATTCTGCATTGCCCGAGATCGTTGCGGTTGTTCCGGCCTTATTCGTAAGAAAAACGGAATCCCCTGTCCCTGTTATTGTTTCTCCTCCGTGTATGATAGGCATCTCTAATATTGAAACAAGCTCGACCGTCCAATCTCCGTGCGCGTTAATCTCTAACATTGCTACATCCGCAAGCGGCGCGACGGTTATTCCGCTGTACGGTTCTGTTGTATTTACAAATAATTCATGATGCTCGCCGTTTGAATCATATCCTTTTATCGAGAAGTGTCTCCCCGCCGCGTTTCCGGTTGCACGTAGTACCCATATCCCATCGGGTGGCGTTATGTCGATTACATCATCGCCTGATCCTGTGTATACAACTGGATCAGGAACAGATACAGGTGTTGGCGTTGGAGCTTGTGTCGGAACGGGTGGTAAAGTTGGTATGGGTGTATTGATTTGCGCTTGTGTTTGGGTTGGTGTGGGCGCTTCTGTAGGTTCAATGGTTGCTTCCGGTGTTAGCGTTGGCATAGCTGCCGGCGCACTGGTGCATCCGGTTAGCAACATCAGAACCGCAAATGCAATACACAGCATTCTTTTCATTGTTACGTCCTCCTGATTTATTAATGATCCATTATGGAAATATTTACCACTGGATGCTGTCCGTGTTTGGAAAATTGCCATGCCACACAATCACTTATATCTTTAGGCTAAGTTGCGCATTGTGCAGTCTGTATTTTATGGCTTCCTCTCGAATACCCCACATCTGAGAAAGCTTGTCCACGGGCCACGCGACATACTCTTCCACATCCGCATCTGATATCAGGAGGTCAGCAGCGAATCGATCAGCCTGAATCTCATACTTACGAGTGGTAAAGAAGGTACGACTATCCAAATATATCGCATTAACGTCACGATGCATAAATGAATGCGCCAGCTCGTGCGCACAAACAAACTTCCGGCTAACATCATCTAATGCCTCGTCCAAATAAATAATATGGTTGCGCATAAAATACTGATAGAACCCGCGTACACATACAAGAGGCTGTATCACAATCTCTCTATCCGTTAAAGAAGCAAGCTCAAACGGGTCGCGGGTCTGGTGACGATGAATGAGACGACGCACAATATCCCGCTCGCGCACAGCTACTCCTTTCTGTACTTCTTCGGCGTGTACTTTTCCTTATTCTTTTTCTTTGCGATTTCCATGCCAACCTGCATGGCGGCCAGAATAGAATCCATGGCCTCTGGTGTCAACGGCTCCCCATCAAACATAAGCGCCTCACCGCTGGCTAGGCGTTCCCGCATCTCGGCCATATATCTTGCAATATCACGACGGTCGCGCGCATTTAGTTCTGGAACAGAATCATCTTCCCAGCCCATCAGGTAGGCAGGCGTAGTATTGAGAGCACGGGCAAATGCCTCCACTTTTGATTGAGGTATGTCATTCTCGCCCATCTCAATCTTATTAATAGACGATCTTGACTTGTACCCCATCCTTTTTGCAAGCTCCTCCTGCGAAAGATTGAGCTCTTCTCTACGCGCCCTAATTCGTGCGTATATATCTGACATTGGTTGCCTCCTGTTTCTTTAATGGTACTATAACATGAAGTTCATTTAAAATCAACATTTTTTGATAAAATCAAAAAAATGTGTTGACTAACAGTGAACGCAGTGATATACTCCATGTGTAGATTAAAAATCAACAAAGCGGGAGGTGAGACACGTTGACGGATACACAGGCCTTACGGTCTCTAGTTAATGCAAAGGGGTTGAAATACAAATATATTGCTTGCCAAATGGGTTTATCTGCGTATGGATTAATGAAGAAGATAGAGAATAAGGCAGAATTTAAGGTAAGCGAGGTAGACAAGCTTTCAAAATTGCTTGAATTAACGGCTAAGCAAAAGGAAAAAATTTTTTTTGCTGTTGAAGTTGAATTAAAATCAACAAACAACAAGGACACCGACCAAGTGAGCTGAAAGGAGGACAACGAACATGCGTAAAAAACCATTTCCGGCGCGTGATTTATCCATGTTTGCGTTTGGGTTTTCCGTGGCCGTACTCATTTTGAAAGTTGTAAAGATTCTAATAGCTCTAGTACCCACACAATGAAACTTGGAACTGATTCGAGAAGGAGGGCTATCAAAGATATGATTATAGAAATAACCGCAATCCGCTTTGAAAACCTTGCGTCCTTCTTTGCTGAATTTGCTTCATCGTTTGCCAGCTTTGCCTTGCGCTCGGCAGCATCGGCGATTCGGCGCAGTTCATCGGCCTGCTCATCCATCTTTGATGACATGCGGCCGATTCCAGATTCATTAAATGGAACACGTGTGGTTTTAAAGTCAAAGTCTTTGTTGTCCATGTGACACCATCCGTTTTTACTGAAATTGTATCACATGGCAGAAATTCAAGAAAGCAGACAGGAGGTAACAACAATGCAAAAACGTAAAGTACGTCCAGAAATGCCATACGAAGAATTGATTGCGGCATGGGTGAAAGACCACGGTGAAGCCATGATGCAGGGAGATGCGGCGAAGCTGATCGGCGTAAGCAGGGGGACGATATACAACGCGGTCAAGGCAGGAAAAATCATGGTAACGCCTAACAGGCGTGTTCTGACCCGCAGCCTGTGCGCATACGCCAACAGCTTCCCGGAGCAATTGACATGATGGACAAGCAAGCATTCATTGACGGGTACGCAGCAGCGCGCAAAGCGTATTTGCGGCGGGAGCGGGAACGGCAGATTTTAGCCGCAGCGGACTATATCACATACCGCAAAAACATTCACAGACAGCAGCGAAATGGGACGTTCAGGGCAAACAGACCGAAAGGGGTTAAGGTATGAAAGTTCTTGTTGGGATTATGCCAAGCGGTAAAGCAAGGACGTGGGAAGATACATATTCTCGAAACGGAAAAGTAAGAAGCAAGACCTTTCCGGGCATCGCAAAAGCAATGGCAGAGCAATGGGGAGGCATACAGCAACAGGAGGTCACATGAACTACTTCGGATTATTTTTCAGCTTCACCCTGCCCGGGATCATCATCGGGATCATGATTGCAGCGGCAGCAGCGGAGAGCGCACGAAAGCGCAGCAGGGTAAAGAGCAGGCAGAAACCGCAACGCGGTCTGTATATCGAGAACATGAAGGAGGAAGTTCGACATGAAGTGTGAGAGAAGTTTGGCGTTCAGGGCGTGGGGCATGAAAAACACGGACCTGGTTTCGGACTTGATGATGTCAGTCGAAAGCGCGGCTAAAGCGGAAGTCAGAGAGGCCGTTGCGGGCGTGATGATGGGCTTCGCAAGGCTTACATTCGCGGCCGGCTGGGACGCTGCGATCGACTACTGCATGCAGCCGGTTGAAAACGAAGTGCCCGCCTAGGCGGCAACCTCAGACGAGCACACAAAGAAAAATATCTAACTGAATCGTAACAGAAAGTGAGGAATTTGTCAATGTTGGATGTCAGGCAATTCCGGGAATCGCGCGGAATCACATCAAAAGATATGGTAGAGGTGGCGCGAGAACAGTTTCCGAAGTATGACAAGTATCTGCACAGCAAAGTGGAGCGCCCTAATGACTACGGCATCAGACCAGTACTGGCATTAGAATCCGCGTGGGAATCGGCGTTCGCGTCAACCACTCCACAATGCCGCAGGAAAGACAACAGGCGATTAAAAGCTAGAATCCAGTGCAGGATGACGGAACGCGAATATGAAGCGTTGCAACGGCGATTCAAGGCGCAAGGATTCGACACTATGCAGGACGGCGTTAAATACATCATCGGGAAATATTTGGAGGAATCAAAATGACGCTTTACGAAATCGATCAGAACATCATGGCGTTGATTGACGAGGATGGAGAAATCACGAACCCGGAAGCATTCGATGAGCTGCAAATCACCCGATCCGAGAAGCTGGAAGGCATCGCATGTTGGATTAAGAACCTGAACGCTGATATCAAAGCGATCAAGGACGAAGAAGAACGCTTGAAGGAGCGCAGAATCCACCTTGTGAACAAGGTGAGCAGCCTTTCCGGGTATCTGGAACACGCGCTGAACGGTGAGAAGTTCAGCACTCCGCGAGTGGCGATCAGCTACCGCACTTCTTCCGCAGTAGAGATCACCGACAACGTCGCATTCGTGGATTGGGCGAAATCCTATGACCCTTCCCTACTCCACATCAAAGCAGAGCCTAACAAGACCGCCATCAAGAACGCGCTGAACGGCGGCATGGAAATCCCCCTTGCGCAGATCGTTGAAAGAAAGTCGATGCAGGTGAAGTAAATGGAACGACTGCGCCATAATCGCGCTGTATTACGGCTCATCCTGCTACAACACAGCGGAGTTTTCAAGGCTATTGGATGAAATCATCAGCGATGCAAAGGAACTTGGAATCGACACGGCAACGCCAGACGAAATCGCACTCATGAAGGCGAGGTGGAACGATGAAAGGCAGAAGGACAAAAGCACTCGAAATACCGCGTAAAGTCAAGATAGCAGTATTTGAGCGCGATAACGAACGATGCATTCTCTGCGGCTCTAACGGACTGCCGGAAGCACACTACATACCACGGAGTAAGGGCGGATTGGGAATCGAACAGAACATCGTCACGCTGTGCAGAGAATGCCACAGACGATACGACCAGACCACAGACCGCCCGAACATCAGAGAGTTTTTGAGGCAATACCTCATGAAGAAATATCCCGAGTGGGATGAACAAAATCTTTATTACCGAAAGGATAGCCAATGAACAAAGTGATGCTGATCGGGAATCTTGCCAAGGATCCCGAAATGAGAACCACAGGAAGCGGAACGGCAGTTGCCACATTCGATATTGCCGTTAATCGTCAGAGGAAGGACGCGAACGGCAACAGAGCCGTTGACTATTTCCCAATCGTTGCATGGCGGCAGTTGGCAGAGTTGTGCAGCAAGTATCTTGCCAAGGGTAGAAAGGTTGCGGTTGTGGGAGAACTTCAAACGCGCAGCTACGAAGCGAAGGACGGAACGAAGCGACATGTTACTGAGATCGTAGCGAACGAGATCGAGTTCCTTACACCCAAGGGTGAATCAAAGGAACAAGCCAATTTTGCCGAAGGTTTCACGGAGATTGACGGCTCAGACTTGCCATTTTAAGGAGGAAACATGATTACAGTAGTAATGGTGAAGCACCAAGGAAACCCTAAAAAATTCCTGTTTCGTGTCCCGGACGGCCACACAATAAAAGATGGGATGCATGTTATCGTTGACACGAAGCATGGCATGCAGGAAGCGGTCGCTATCACAGACAGCATCGACATTGAATCGGAAGAAGCTGCGTGTAAACTATTCCAAGGCGTTACCTTGCCGTTGAAGCGTGTTCTGATGGTTGAGACGAAAGCATGGGAGCCTTTGCTTGAAATTCCGTTTTCGCATAAGCCGTTAGAATTCCTGTTTTAAGCAGGTGTGAGTTATGAAGTATCTGAAAGTCTTTACGGACTTTGCGGGCTGCCTTGAGCCACTCAACCAAGCCGAGGTTGGGAGACTGTTCCTTGCAATGCTTTCATATGCGGCGGACGGAACAGAGCCAGAATTGTCAGGGAATGAGCGTTTCATTTGGCCGACCGCAAAGATGAATATAGACGCATCAGCTAAATCATATGACGCACTTGTTAGCAACGCAAAAACGGCGCGTGACTCTCGTTCTAAGGCTAATCTAAGACGTTCTAAGGCTAAAGCGTCTTATAGTTATGATTGTTTAGCCTTAGAAGAAGACAAAGACAAAGACAAAGATAAAGACAAAGACAAAGAGAATAATATCCCCCCTATTATCCCCCCTGTGCAGGAATTGCCCGATTCAATCCGAGGAAAAGCGGAAGAATGGCTTTCGTACAAGAAAGAGCGCAGAGAATCTTACAAGCCGCAAGGCTTACGCTCTTTCGTAACCCAAGTGAAAACCGCAACGGAGCAGTATGGAGCATCGGCAGTCGCTGAACTGATCGACCTTTCTATGGCGAACGGCTACCAAGGGATAACGTGGGACAGGCTGAAAGGAGGACGGAATGCAAGCAATCGCGGACACCCTCAAAGACATGTTCCCGGAAATCTCGGTGAAACCATCTGACGAGCGGGAACGCTTGCAGCGAAAATGCGATGCAATGAACGACTACCCCGGCAAGCTGACGCTGATTAACTGCCCGGAGTGCAAGAATCGCGGCTATCTCTACCATGTGCGAGAATCTGACTTTTTCGGGGAGAAATACTTCTCGATAGCTCAAAAGAACTGCAAATGCATGGTACAGCGCACCGCGCTTGCGAGGATACGTAAATCGGGACTGGGTGAAACGCTCGACCAATGCACCTTTGACACCTTCAAAGCCGATAGCATGTGGCAAACCAAAGTAAAGCAAAAGGCGCAGGAGTTTGTGCGAAGCCCGAAGGGATTCTTCTATATCGGCGGTCAAACCGGATGCGGCAAGACGCACATTTGTACCGCCATGGTTGGTGAGCTGATGAAGATGGGCAAAGACGCGGTGTATATGCTCTGGCCGGACATGGCGGTAAAGCTGAAATCATTGGTCATGGATTCTGACGCTTACGCCAAGGAGATGAAGAGCCTGAAAGAAGTGGATGTTCTGTACATCGATGACTTCTTCAAACCGATCGGCGGTAACAGGCCATCAGATGCGGACATTCGACTGGCTTATGAGATCATCAATGCGCGGTACAATCGCCGCAAGATAACGATCATATCATCCGAGCGGCACATATCCGAAATCGCTGAGATCGATGAAGCGATAGGCGGCAGAATCTACGAGTATGCCAAAGGCTATACCGTGAACATTGCGCGAGACACCGCACGAAACTACAGGCTGAAAGGGATGAGCACGATATGAACCGCGAGGAACGAGAGCAGATAGCAATCTTCAAATGGGCAGAGATGCAAAAAGGGCTGTCACTTCTCCACCACATCCCTAACGGCGGAAAGCGTGGCAAGGTCGCGGCTCAAAGCGGCAGGTGTAAAAGCAGGGATACCAGATATATGCTTGCCTGTGCCGCGCAACGGATACGGCGCGTTGTACATAGAACTCAAAGCACCTTCTGACAAGCTGACAGGCGCAAGAAAGGGAACGCTATCGCAGAAACAGCGCGAAGTGATAGACGAATTGCGGAAAAGCGGGAATGCTGTCGTTGTGTGTTACGGAGCCGAGGAAGCAATTAAGACGATCAAGGGGTATTTGAACGATGAAATATCAAATTGTGGCGATAACTGCGGGGTATGAAACGCTAATCGCCGAAACGGATGACACGAAGCGTGCAAAGCGCATCTATACGGACAAGGTTTCGCAAGGTTCGCATATCAGGGTGCGGGTAAACGGCAGGATGCTGCGGATTTTTGAAGCCGACAAGCAATTTATCACAAACAACAAACACAGCATGATAGGGGGTAAATCGTATGGTAAACGAACTTGCAAAGGAAATACATGAGAACGCCGTAGCGCACGGATGGTGGGATGAGCCGCGCAATCTTCTCGAGATTGCCGCGCTGTGCCATTCGGAGATTTCGGAAGCGGTGGAGGAATACCGGGCAGGCAGGCCGCTGGCGTATGTAATCAAGTTCGACGGTGAAACGGCATACTACGAATCCGACATGGAATCATGGGGAGGCAGAAAGCCGGAAGGCATTGCGGTTGAGATGGCTGACTGCTTAATCAGAATCCTTGACTGGTTCGGCCATGAGGGCTTGGATGTTGATGCAATCGTCCGGGAAAAGATGGAATACAACCGAACAAGGCCGTACAAGCATGGAAAGAGGTGTTAGCGATGCCGAAAATCGAGCTTTACCACGATAATTTTCAAAACTTCAAGGGATACGGAATCCCTAAGGCACAGCTTGTAATAGCGGACATTCCGTATAACCTAGGAAAGAATGCATATGCGTCTAATCCTATGTGGTATAAGGGCGGAGATAACAAAAACGGAGAAAGCGACAAGGCCGGGAAGGCGTTCTTTAACACGGACAATGATTTCAGAATTGCAGAATATATGCATTTCTGCAACCGCCTGTTGAGGAAAGAACCGAAGGAAGCAGGGCAAGCCCCGGCAATGATTGTTTTCTGCGCGTTCGATCAGGATGCGATGCTGATTGACTACGGCAAGCAGTACGGATTCAATCACAGCTACCCGATATTCTTCATCAAGGACTATTCCGCGCAAGTTCTGAAAGCAAACATGAAGATCGTTGGAGCAACGGAACATGCGATCGTGCTGTACCGTGACAAACTGCCGAAATTCAGAAACAACGGGCATATGGTGTTTGATTGGTTCAAGTGGCAGAGGGACGACAAGTCAATCTATCCAACCATTCATCCAACGCAAAAGCCTGTATCGGTGCTAAAGCGGTTGATTGAAATCTTCACAGACCCCGGCGATGTAGTAATAGACCCATGCGCCGGGAGCGGTTCAAGCCTTGTTGCGGCGTATGAATTGGGGCGTGATGCATACGGGTTTGAGGTTGACAAGTCATTCCATGCGAAAGCAAAACAGGGAATGATTGAACCCGCGAAAAAGCGCGGACAGCAGATATCGTTCATGGAGGTATAGCGATGCAAGACTACGCCAACAAAGCGGACAAGGAAATCATTGTAGTGCTTGCCGGGTGCATCGGCTATGCAGACGTGCTTGCGGGGCTAGAGTACCGCAACAGCAAGAAAGCGCGGCGCAGTTTGGCAGCGATGCAGAACCATGCGAGCAAGGCATTGGAAGCGGTCATGGACGGCCTTAACCCGGAGCAGGTCGAGGGGCTTATCCGCACGGCAAACGGGCTTGAGCTGATGTGCGTACCGAAGCACAGCCCCGCATCGAAAAAGGACTATTACGTGTGTCCTGTGGATGCATTTGACAGGCTGATGGGCGATGTCGCAAACGCATGCGCGTTTTGTGAGAAGGAAGGAAAAGAGGTAAAGCGCTGCGAACGCCGCAAGGATTTGTTGGCCTGTGGCGTGATACCGTGGGGGAGCAAGGAATGTCCGTATCAGGGATGAAGGGAAAGGAGAAAGGAAATGAGTGGCAGGAGCATTACAGAAACAGAACTTAACAAAGTTCAAATGATGATTAACTCCGGGATGTCGGATGTAGATATTGCATATTGTATGGATTTTTCAGAAAAAACAATAGAACGGATTAGAACGGGTAAACACATATTGCAAAAAAGGAAAATAGCTGCTGAAACGGTCAACACAGAAACAAACGTGCCTGTTACAGAACAGAAAAACGAAGATGTTTTTATTGGTACTATCCTTGCAAACCAACGGGAGATAATCGAGTTGCTTAACGAGCTTGTAACGACATGGCGCGCATGAGAAAGGAATCAACCATGAAAACAGTAACAGTAGAACAGTTTAAGTCATTTCGTCCGTGCTGGCTTGAAACGGCAGAAGGGCGCGCCGACTTTGCGCGCATAGCTGCAATCCGTGATGAATGGACAGCGCTTGATGTGTTGAATCTGCCGGATGTGTCTGCCGCCGATAAATTATGGTCGGTGCTGCGCAAGGAATTTATTGACGCGCCTATATTGCACGAATTTGCGTGCCGTTGTGCTGAATACGCGCTATCTTTTGTGGACAACCCTGACCCGCGAAGCATAGCGGCGATTGAAGCAAAACGCAAGTGGCTGCGGGGGGAGATCACAGACAAAGAACTGGATGCCGCAAGGGCTGCCGCAAGGGATGTCGCATGGGATGTCGCAAGGACTGCCGCAAACGCTGCCGCATGGGATGCCGCAAACGCTGCCGCAAGGTATGCCGCAAACGCTGCCGCATGGGATGCCGCAAACGCTGCCGCAAACGCTGCCGCAAGGTATGCCGCACGGGAACACGAAGTTGAAATACTGAGAGAGTTGTTGAAGGAAGGAGACGAGCAATGACACGCGAAGAAGCAACAAGGAGGAACACCATGCCGAATGAGCTTAAACCGTGCCCGTTTTGCGGGAATCCGAACGTGTTTGTACGCAACGTAGAATACGACAAGACACTCTGGATTATCGAATGTAGCGTATGCCACAGTGAGTTTACGGTCAAGCGCTGGATCGCAGGAAGAAAGCGGGACAACAGAAGCCGCGTGATTAAAGCATGGAACAGGAGGGGCGAGCGATGAGTAAAGAGTTTGACCCATGCGAGGATTGCAACAGGAACTGCGAAGTACCGTGCTGGAAGGTGGAACATGGATTGCTGGTTGAAGTTATGCATGCGAGGTGGTACAGGCCCTATACTAGCTGGTTTTTCCCGTTTAAAATCAAAAATCCGTATTGCTATTGCACTAACTGCGCACAACCGATAAAACCGAAGCGAAAAACGAACTACTGCCCGAACTGCGGCGCAAAGATGGACGGTGGCACGCCATGAAGCATTCCACTGATTTCAAGCCAACGTGCAAATGCGGCGCAGAGCTTAAACGGCTGTCAACGAACGTGTACCCGAATTTCACAACAATCTATTACGACTGCAAGCAATGCGGCGTGAGACATTCGTTCAAGATGAAGAAGGACGGAACTGTAGTGGAACACAGGGAAATCGGGGTTCGGGATCATCCACACAGAACGGCGCACAGGCAGATGAAGAACAATCAAACAATATGCTGGGACTGCAAAAACGCCATAGGCGGCGGGTGCAGCTGGTTCACGGATTTCACGCCGGTTGCAGGCTGGAAAGCGAAAAAGGAACGGTTATATGCCGGATGTTCGTATACAGTGGAGGATTGTCCGCAATTTGAGGATGGGAGGGCACAATGAGTAATGACAACATGCGTGCCGCGGTTCGGCGGCTATTGAAACGGTGGGGCGCAGCGACACAGATGTGCCGCAGAAAGCAGGAGGAAATCGCAGAATACAACGGCCTGATTGATGCAACATACGGGTTGCATGCACAGAAGTTAACCGGCATGCCGCATGGGGGCGAAGTATCAAACCCTACTGCTATAACAGCAGAACGTGCGGAAAAGCTGCGGGATGCATATCGGCGCAGGATAGCAGACATAACGGATGACATTGCGAACCTGATGGACTTTTGCGCGGCCATTGACAGCCTGCTGCTTGATTTGCCTGTCGACCAGTACAAAGTTATCGATTTGCGATACAGGCGATTCAACACGGCGAAAAAGCCGCCATGGGTGCGCGTTGCGCGGATGGCAGGGGTGTCGGAGGATCACGCTCGTCGGCTTGAAAGATGGGCGGTGGACAGGCTTACAGAAGAAATTGATATAAAAACATTAACATGACCGTTTTTGACCGTTTTTATGATGTATAGTAGTATCATCGGATTAGGCCAATGACAAGGTCGATGTTACTAAACACCTCCTGTGCGGAAGGGGCGGCGCTGTGTGCCGTCCCTTTTGCATACTGAAAGGGTTCGTATGGAAAACAGGATTAAATTCATCAGCACGCCAACGACATGCAAGGAATGCGCCCACTATGATGCAAAGGCGAAGAAATGCAAGTTGAAAGTGTGCAGATATCCGGCGCGGAGATGAGCAGGCACTATGATAGCGTGCGCCATCGGGAATGGGCGGCAAAGGTTTTGCGTAAGGACAAGTATCTGTGTCAGCGGTGCTTGCGATACGGGAAGAAGGTTCCGGCCAAGATAGCACACCACATCAAGCCGGTAGAGTATTTCCCGGAATTTGTCTACGACGTGGGCAACGGGGAAGCGCTGTGCGCGGCATGCCATAACAAGGAGCACCCGGAGAAGGGCGGGGCGAGATGGAATCCCCCCCGGTATTGAAAAATTTTGGCGGTCGGAAATTAACCGACGGCCGAACCTTTTTCCAACTGCGCGGGGGTTTTGACGAAAGGGGACGCGAATATGAGCAAGGTGAAATCGGCATCGAGAAGTGCATATAACGAGATATACGAAACCACGGTTGAAAACCTGAAAACACTAGGAACATACAAGCCAGAGTTTACGGCGTTGATATGCAGATACGCGGAAACGCGGCTGCAATTCGACCTGATAATGAAACAGTGGTACGATTCGGGATGCGCAGTCGCAGAAGAGTACACGAACAAGGGCGGCGCGGTGAATTACCGAAAAACAGCGCTGTATCAGGCAATCGAAACGCTCCGGCGCGAGCTGCTGGACGTAGAAAACGTGCTTGGGTTGACACCTGTCGGAATACACAGGGTAAACAACAAGGCGCTTGCAGGAAAAAAAAGCGCAAGCGCAATAGAAAAGTTCTTCACAAATGCCTCAGATGGGTAAACGGGCGCACCTGCGCAAGTGTAAGAACGGCGCGGACGTTATCGATTATGCGCGCAGCATAGTCGATGGGAAAAAGAAAGCATGCAAGCCGCTGCGTGCCGCGTGTAAGCGATTCCTGAACGATCTTGAAAATCCAAAATGGGAATTCAGATTGCAGGATGCGGAGTTCGTTATCAGGTTTATAGAAACCTGCATCGCCCACAAAGAGGGCGAGCGCCTTGACGGAACACCACTGTTGGGGCAACCGTTCATTCTGGAACCGTGGGAAAAGTTTATTATATATAACCTTCTGGGATTCTTCATCGCCGGAACAAAAGAACGCCGATTCAAAGAGGCGTTCATTTTTATTCCAAGAAAGAACGGAAAAACGCCGTTCGTGGCAGCGCTTGCACTTGCACTTGCACTGTTGGAACGCGCGTCTGGTTCGCGCATCCTGATTATTGGCGCGTCCTTGAAGCAGGCAACACAAAGTTTTTCGCATATCGTGTTCAATTTGGAACGCATGGGCGAACTGGAAAACTTCCGCGTGCTGGACAACAACGCAGAGCACAGTTTGTCGCGGCAGTTCTACGATGAAAACGAGCAGGTAATCGGTTCGCTGTTCATTGAAGCGCTTGCCGCAAACCCTGACCGGCACGATTCCCTTGTATCGAATGTGCAGATTTGCGACGAGCTGCACGCCTACAAAAATGCGAAGCAGTACAACGTAATCCGCGAAGCCGGCAAAGCGTACACGAACAAATTGTGCATCGGCATCACAACGGCAGGTGATGACATGACATCATTCTGCTATCAGCGTCTGCAATATTGCCTGAAAATTGTGGATGGCATAGTGAAAGCCGACCACATCTTTGCGTTTATCGCCAAAGCGGATGAACGGCAACGTGGACTATACCAGCGCGTACCAACACGAAATTGCCAACCCGAATTATGGCGTTTCCATTCGTCCGTCTGACATGATGAACGATGCGCTTGATGCGCAGAACGACCCGCAGCAGCGAAAAGACTTCCTCGCGAAATCACTGAATATCTACACCTCTGCGATGCGGGCGTATTTCAATATTGACGAATTCCGGACTAGCGATGCGAAGTATTCGTGGACGCTGAGCGAGCTTGCGAAGCTGCCAATCAAGTGGTTCGGCGGTGCGGACTTGTCGCGCTTGTATGACCTGACAGCGGGTGCGCTGTACGGGTGCTATGAAGATGTTGACATCATCATACCGCACTGTTGGTTCCCCATCGTGGCGGCGCACAAAAAGGCCGACGAGGACAATATACCGCTATTCGGATGGAAAGATGACGGATGGTTAGACATGTGCAATCATCCGACCGTAAACCATGCGGAGATTGTGAACTGGTTCAAGCAGCAGCGCGCGGCGGGGTTCAAGATTGCGGAAGTCGGACACGACCGTAAATTCTGCCGTGAGTACTTCATTGGAATGAAATCGGCAGGATTCAAGATAATCGATCAGCCCCAATATTTCTACAAAAAATCCGAGGGATTCCGCAGAATTGAGCAAAAGGCGAAAGACGGGCTTTTGTACTATCTGCATGCAGAGCCGTTCGAGTATTGCGTCCAAAATGTAAAGGCAATCGAAAAGACCGACGACATGATCCAGTATGAAAAAGTAATGCCGGAACAAAGGATCGATGTATTTGATGCGGCTGTATTCGCGTGCGTCCGCATGTTGGAAAATCTGGAAAAAGGCCGCAAGGCACAACAATGGTTGGAGGATTGATAATGTCAAAAAAGCGGAAACGTGCGGTGAGATCGCCCACCGAGCAAAGGAATAACGCGTCCAGCGTTGCATGGCTTTGCGCGCCGGAGGCGTGGGCGCAGCTTACGGGATATACACGGCTGACCGATAACCCGGAAATTCAAACCGCTATACAGCGCGTAGCGGACATGGTTGGCAGCATGACCATACACCTGATGGAAAACACAAAGGATGGAGATAGGCGGATTAAGAACGAACTGTCGCGTAAAATCGACATTTCGCCATGCAAATACACGACGCGTAAGGCATGGATTGAAAAGATTGTGAAGGATATGCTGATCGGCGGCAATTCGTTCTGCATGCCCCATTATTCCGGCACACTGCTGGACGATATAGAACCGCTTCCAGCTTCCAGCGTGTCCATCATGGATCATGAATACGGATACCATACGATGATACGCGGGACGCGGTTTGAGCCTGATGAGGTTTTGCATTTTGTGTATAATCCCGATCCTGACATGCCGTGGCGCGGGCGCGGGCATATCGTCCTGCTGAAAGCGGTTGCAAAGCAGCTTGCACAGGCACGAAAGACATCCGCTGCGCTGATGGAAAGCCCTTCGCCGTCACTGGTCGTGAAGGTGGACGGTCTGAACGAGGACTTCGCATCCAAGGAAGGACGCAAAAAGCTGGGAGAACAGTACCTTGATAGCTCTGAGGGCGGTAGGCCGTGGTTTATTCCGGCAGAAGCGTTTGAACTGGAACAGGTGAAGCCGCTGAATTTGAACGATTTAGCGATTATAGACAGCATCACATTGGACAAGCGGACGGCTGCGGCGATCATCGGCGTACCGTCCTTTGTTGTGGGCGCGGGCGAATTTAATGCAGATGAGCACAACAATTTCATTCGTTCTGTAGTGTTACCGATAGCACGACTAATCGAACAGGAATTGACGCGCAAACTGCTGATTTCGCCGAATTGGTATTTCAGATTCAACCCGCGTTCACTGTATGCGTACTCCATCACGGAACTTGCTGAAGTGAACTGTAACATGGTCGACCGAGCGATCATTGACAGGAATGAGGCTAGGGACGCGCTGGGATACAATCCGCGTGAGGGGCTTTCCGATTTGGCCATATTGGAAAATTACATCCCTTACACAAAAATTGGAGATCAAAAAAAGCTGAAAGGAGGGGATGGAAGTGGAACGAAGAAGCAGCAAAGCAAGTGAGTTTAGGGCTGCGGATGTGGATGGATCTCCGCAAATCGAAGCATATTTTGCGGTATTCAACGACATCTATGAGATGTATCCCGGCGGAACAGAGAGCATTGACCCGCATGCGTTTGACGATGCGCTGTCGGATGATATCCGCTGCCTGATCGATCACGATACAACACTGGTGCTTGGTCGCACCAAGGTTGGAACGCTTGTGCTTTCGGTTGATAATTACGGTCTAAAGGGCGTTGTGAAGATCAACCCAGATGATACGGACGCAATGAACCTGTATGCGCGCGTAAAACGCGGGGATGTATCGCAGTGTTCTTTCGGGTTCGATATCATTAGGGATGAACTTGAAAGCCGCCCGGATGGCACATATCACTGGATTATCAAGGCCGTGAAGCTGTACGAAGTTTCCATTGTGACCTTCCCGGCCTACGAAAGAACGGAAGCCGAAGCGCGTGACAGGCGCGCAGGACAAGCCTTTGAGGTTTGGAAAAAGAGAATGAAAGAGAGGATTACCCATGGCACTGAAACAGTTGCTTAAACGGTCGCAGCTTGCGGCCGCACAAGCCGAATCGAACAAGCACAAGGAACAGCGCGCCGCACTTGATGAGCGGCGTTCTTCTTTGCAGAAACGCGAAGCAGATGCGGCGGCGGCATTGGAAGAACTGACCGCAGAATCTACGCCTGAAGAACGCGCAGCGGTAGAGGCGGAAGTTGCGGCCATTGAGGCCGAGACCGCGGCCCTTAATTCCGATGAACAGGCGTACGAAGCAGAGCAGGCGCGTCTTGACGGCATTGTGGCAGACATCGAGAAGGAAATCAAAGAACTGGACGAGCGCAGCGCGACGCCCCAAAAGAAACCCAATGAAAAACCCGTAGAAAGAAAGGATGATAAGATCATGGAAACCCGCACTAAATTTTTCGGCATGACGAATGAGCAGCGCGGCGCATTCTTTGCGCGTGACGATGTGAAGGGATTCATCGGCGCAATCCGTACGGCATGTCAGTCCCGCGCAATCAGCGGCGGCAAATTGACCATCCCGGAAACGATGCTTGAAATCATCCGGGACAACCTGGGCGAATACTCCAAACTGTCCAAGTTTGTGACTGTTCGCCGTGTAAACGGCACTACGCGCCAGAACATCATGGGCACTATGCCGGAAGGTATCTGGATGGAGGCGACAGGCGCGCTGAATGAGCTTGACCTGTCCTTGAATCAGGTTACGGTAGACGGTTATATGGTCGGTGGGTTCATTCCCGTGCATAATACCCTGCTGGACGACAGCGACCTGAACCTTGGCGCTGAGATCATGCGCGCGCTTGCGTATGCGATTGGCAGCGGCGTGGATTGGGCAATCCTGTTCGGTACTGGCTCCAACATGCCTATCGGTATTGCAACGCGCCTTGCGCAGACCACAAAGCCCAGCGGATGGAGCGATAACGCGCCCGAGTGGAAAGACCTGCACACTTCCAACATCAAGAAGCTTAACATTGCAACGTCCACGGGTGCGGCGTTCTTTGCTTCCTTGATTGAAGCACTTGGCATCGCAATCCCGAAGTACAGCAATGGGCGCGCGTTCTGGGTGATGAACCGCAAGACGCACATTAAGCTGATGACAAAGGCGCTGGAGTTCAACGCGGCTGCTGCGCTTGTGGCCGGCATGAACAACACCATGCCTGTAATCGGCGGTGAAATCGTCGAGTTCGAGGATGATAAGATCGCCGATAACGAGATCATCGGCGGTTACGGATCTGTGTATCTGCTCGCAGAGCGCGGCGGCGCTGAAATCACATCTTCCGAGCATGTAAGGTTCCTTGAAAACCAGACCTTGTATAAGGGCTACGCCCGTTATGATGGCATTCCTGTATTCGGAGAAGCGTTTGTTATGGTGAACTTTGCAAACACCGATGTAACCACGACCCGTACATTCCCTGTGGATTATGCCAACGCTGAAATCGGTACGCTTGGCGTAACCGCAGCTGCTGGCACTGCATCTGGTGATACTGTCCTTACCGTGACCGGCGCAGAAGCATCCGGCACAACGTTAAAGTATGTTATCGGGGATCGCACCGTGAAGAACGGCGATAAGGTGACCGGATATACTGCGTTGACCTCCGGCACGACGCAGATCACTGCGACTGCGGGCAAGACCATTACCGTGGTGGAACTTGACGGCAACGCGCGCGCAATCAAGGTTGGCAAGGCTGCCGCTGTGCCGCGCGCGTAAACCAGCGGGGTAACGGGCATGTACGATCCTGAAACAGCATACGAACTGTTGAAAGCGAGGCTTGATCGGGGCGGCATGCCCGTCCCGATCGCGTTGGAAGATTATTGGCGGCACAGAATTGATGCGGCGGCGCAGGAGCTTAAAAAAAAAGGCATCCACCTTGAAAACACCGCAGATGATAACATCCTTGTTTCGGATGTTGCGGCAGAAAGCATCCTGAACCGCGATAAGCCCGGGCATCGCCCTGAATGGCTGCGGCTTGCAATCCGCGAACGGTGGCTACGCGAAAGGCAGGCGGACGATGCGGATTGACCTTATTACGCTGAAGAAGATGGTTCCCACGCTTGACGGCGGTTTCCGCAGCGACGTTGAGGATGAATCCGCGCGTGTGACGTGCTGGTCCACGAAAAAGGACGCGACACGCTCCGAGTATTACAACGCGCTTGCGGCAGGTATACAGGTCGAAGCGGTATTTGAGATATCGCCGATTGATTACGCCGGGCACACGCATTTAGTACACGGTGACACGGAATACCGGATTGTCAGAGCGTATCATATCCCCGGTACAGACAATACAGAATTGACCTGCGCGAGGGGGTGATGACTTGGCAACATTTGAGATGCAGGGCATTGAGCCGTACATTAAAATGCTTGAGAGGCTCGGAAATGCGAGCGATCCAATCATTATCCGCACAATCAAAGCCGGAACTAAGGCTGCGCTTTCGGCGTTGAAAAGCGCAAACTCGACATTTGCGAAGTATCTTAAGGCTAAGGCACCAAAGAAAAACGAGTACGGTTGGTTTGGGCAAGTCCAGTTTAAGGGCAATACATCAAGCGGCGAGAGCGCCGCGAAGGCCGCCACGGTGAACGAGTACGGACGCGCAGCCGGAACGTACACCGACAAGAAGGGGCATAAGCGCCCGTATCATGCTCAGCCCGCTCGTCCATGGATACGCGCCGCCGTAAATGGGTCCGAAGCCAAAGTGACTGCCGCGATGCAAGAAGAATACGATAAGGCGGTGAGTGAGCTGTTGGGGTAATAAGAACTATTGAGGCAGCGCTTGCCGATATCGTACCAGGAGCAGTGCCTGCAGTTGGCGAGTGGCCGGGTGAAACGCGCGCAAACCATATTACGATCATACCGGTGTATGACAGCGCAACGGAAGCCGACGATGGCGATTTGGTGGTTGATGAATATATCGACTGCCATTTTTTTATAGTCGGTGATTACACAAATGTGAAGGCTGCAGCAAAAGCGGCCTTGAAGAGTGCGGGGCTTGCAATCGACGAGTTTCGCTACATCGAGTGCACGAACAATCAACATCATTTTGTCCTGTCCGTGATTGGCAGGGCGTGAACGAAAGGAGTAAAAATATGCCTGAAAACAAGGTTAAATTCGGTTTGAAAAAGTGTTACTACGCCGTTATCACCGAGAATGATGGAGCTTTCAGCTACGGCACGCCGGTTGCGATTCCGGGCGCTGTTAGTCTAGCCGCAAACAAATCCGGCGACAGCGAAGCGTTTGAAGCCGACGACAAGGATTTTTGGGTGGTATCGTCCGCACAGTACGATATCACGTTGGAAGTGGCGAAGCTTCCGGAATCGTTCTTCACGGATGTGCTTATGTATACTGCGGACGCAAAGGGTGTTTTGTGGGAAAGTGGCGCGGAGTGCAAGCGCATTGCGCTACTGTTTGAGCAGAACGGCGATCAGAAGCCGACACGGTATGCATTCTTGAACTGCTTGCCGAGCCTGCCGAACGTGGAAGCCGAAACCAGCAAGAAAAAAACACCGAAGCCAACCAGCATTTCCATGGTTGCAACGGAAGACCCGAACGGGCGCACGCTTGCGTTCTCGAAATCCGATACAGATGCGACCGTTTATAACGATTGGTTTACTACCGTGCCTACCTATACGGCAGTTGGGGGCTAATCCATGGAAAAAACAATCAAAATTGACGGGCGGGACGTAAGGTTCCGCTCGTCCGGCGCTTTGCCGATTGTGTACCGCGCATATACAGGGCGCAATCTGTTTGCGGACGTGACGCAGCTAGATAGCGCATTTGAAACGCTGGACACGGAATTTCTTGAAGACATGATTTGGTGCGCTGCGAAGCTTGCGGCAGATCATGCGGGCGAACAGATCGACGATCAGATGAAATGGTTTGACGGGTTTGACGACTTCCCGATTTTCGATGTTTTCACCGAGCTGAATGACTTGTTCACTAGTACGTTGAAGACATCAAAAAAAGCGTAGGCGGGGACGGCGGGGATTTAAGCACGGAAACATACATGCTTGCGGCGTTGTCCATGGGGATTGCGTTGCCCGATTTGGATAGTATCACAATCGGCATGGTGATCGACCTGTGCCTTGAAAAAACAGGCGAAGGGTATACGGAAATAGAAGGTAATGCCGTGGATGATTTTTTCTTAGGGAGGTGAGATATTGGGTTACAATATCGGCCCTACAATCGCCATAAAAGGCGAAAAAGAATATATGAACGCGATGAAAAACATCCGTTCTGAAATGAAACAAGTGAAAGCAGCGGCGGAGGCATCGACCTCCGCCTATTCTAAAAACGACAAAAGCATAGAGGCGCTCACAACGCGCAACAAGGCGCTGAAAAGTGCTTTGGATGTTCAGGAAAAGGCCGTAAAGGCTGCGGAAGATGCGCTGGAACGCATGCGCGAGCAAGGCATTGTTCCCACAAGCCAAGCCTATAAGGACATGGAAACAAACCTGAATTACGCAAAGGCGGCGCTGAACCGCACGCAGCGTGAGATTGAGGAAAACGGAAATGTTCTGAAACGGCTGGGCGAAAACGCTGAAATCGCAGGGAAGAAGATGAAGGCCGCAGGCGACAAAATGAGCAGCATCGGAGGGAAGCTGACGATTGGGCTTACCACGCCGATTATTGCCGCTGGAACCGCAGTTACAAACATGGCGATGGATTTTGAAAATGCCATGGCGAAGGTCGCAACGCTTGCAGGTAATGCAGACCTTAGCGGCCTGAAAAACGATATTATCGACCTATCAAACACAACGGGACAAGCCGCATCAGGCCTTGCTGATGCGCAATATCAGGCAATTTCAGCCGGTGTTGACGCTGCGAAATCTGCTGATTTCGTGGAAGTCGCAACAAAAACCGCTGTTGGTGGGTTTACCAGTGCAGAAACTGCGGTTGACGGCTTGACTACGGTCTTGAATTCCTATGGCCTTGCGGCGGAGGATGCGGAAAAGATTGCAAACCAATTCCTGATAACACAAAACCTTGGCAAAACCACGGTGGATGAACTTGCAAAATCCATCGGACAGGTAGCTCCGACATCCAAGGCGGCGGGCGTTTCCACAGTGGAGCTTATGTCGTCCATTGCGGCGCTGACCGCGAACGGCATTCAAACATCGCAGGCCACAACGGGTTTAAAGGCGGCGCTGTCCAACATCATCAAGCCATCCTCCGAAGCGCAGAAAATTGCCGAAAAACTTGGCATAGATTTTTCCGTTGCCGGGCTGAATGCAAGCGGCTTGTCCGGGTTCCTTGACGATTTAGCCGTTGCAACGGGCGGCGATCTTGAAGTTATGGGCAAGCTTTTTGGCTCCACCGAAGCGCTGAACACAGTCTTGGTGCTGACATCCAAGGAAGGTGCCGCGCTGTTTGGCGAGGCTATGAACGAAATGGAAACCAACACCACGGCGGTTGACGATGCGTTCAATAAAATATCTGGAACCGGAAGCTATAAACTGCAAACGTCACTGAACAAAGTGAAGAATGCTGGAATCAAGCTTGGCGAAAAGCTAACCCCCATCGTGGAAAAAATCGCGGATGTAATCGATGGCCTTGCCAAGAAGTTCGGTAGCCTTACGGACGAAGAACAGAAATCGATTTTGAAGGCCGCCGGGCTTATAGCCGCCGCCGGGCCGCTGCTGACGATTTTCGGCAAAATGACATCCGTTGTAGGAAGTGCGGTTTCTGGGTTCGGAAAGCTGGTGCAAGGGCTGTCAACCGCCGGAATTGTGGGCGCTGCGGCTGCCAGTCCGGGTGGATGGATTGCACTTGCGGCTGTCGGAATTGCAGGCCTTACGGCAACGGTAATTGCAGCGGTTGACGGGTACAAGAAATTTCATGAGGAAGCATACGCACTGCGCGACGCTACGGAAGGCGCAAACAAGGCGTTGCAGGACATCAATTCAACCTACGATAACACCGTGGGCAGCGCGGGCGCGGCAACAGATGTTGCAATGTCGCTGGTTGACAAGCTGGATGAACTGAACAAAATGCCGTCATCCCCGGAGGTAATGACAGAATACCGCGCGACGGTTGACGCGCTGAATGAAGTTATTCCCGGCCTGAATGCCAAGATAGACGAAAACACAGGCCGTATCGAGGGCGGCACCGATGCAATCCGCGATCAGATCGAGGCATGGCAAGACCTGGCCATTGCGCAGGCGATGCAAGAAAAAATGTCTGCACTAATGTCGGAATACGGGGATCAGATGATTTCCGTACAAATAGCAAGGAATGCGCTGACGCAAGGCGAATCCGATGCGGCAGCAAAGATGACGGAGTTGCATGGGAAGTATGAAATGTTGGCCGCTGCGTTAGGCCTTACTGTTGATGAAACAAAAAACTTAGATTTAACATCCAGAAGCACCAAATCCATGTTGATGCAGACAGGCGGAAGCGCTGCCGAGACGGCTGCTAGCATATTGGGGCTGGAATCTAGCATATCCGCGTTGAATGATCGGAATGCAAAATTGCGTGAAGAATTGGCCAACGGGGAAATAACGCTGGAAGAATACAGGGCAAAGGTTTCAGAATTGCAAGGGGCAATGGAATCGCTTGCGTCTAGCGCTGAATCCGCCGGATATGCTGCTGGATCTGCATACGGAGATGGACTAGTAAGTGGGTTGCGCGCTTCTATACCGGCTGTATCGACTGCTGCACGGGATCTTGTTGGCGCGATGTCAGACAGGGTTAATTCACACCTGGAAATTAAATCCCCATCACGCGTTGCGCGTAGAACAACTCGATATTACGGTGAAGGATTGGTTCTTGGGCTGAAAGACAGCATGAAATCCGTTCGTGATGCCGCGGCTGGACTGGCTGGGGCAGTTGTGGCGCTGCCGGGTGAATCTGTTGTAAGGTCTGCAACACACGCCGCAAGCGCCCCAATCATCAACCTGACCGTAACCGACCCGTCGCCCGCGTACATGGACTATCTGTTCAACAAATTCAACGTGAAGCTGGGGGCGTTGATATGAGGCGGTTTTATCTGAAAAATGAAATCGGCGAAAGGAAGAATCTTCAAACCCGTGGGGAGCTGTTTTTCAGTTCCCCCACGGGAATGGGGTTCGCCAACACGAATGCATATGCCCAAACGGGCGGGTTCTTCACGCGCACAAGCGCGGAGCATGTGCAGGGCGCAATCGCCGGAGAACTGGTGTTTGGTGGATACGCAGAATATCGCGCGCTTGCGGACTGGATTTTCAGCGGGTATGAGCTGCAAATCGTATATGCCCCCGCAAACGATGAATACATTGCGGACATTGATATTGTGTCGATATCCAAGGGTGAATTGTCGCGCGGCGTGTTGGTGTGCCCAGTTTCAATCAGCATGAAAACGCCATGGTACAGGGCGAATGCCGTTCGCATTGCAATTGCGCCGCCCGAATCTGAAACGGGATGGGCAACACTCCCGTTTGCGCTCCCGGCGCAGCTTGCCGCCGCTGGCGTAAGCAGCGCGGTTTCACTGTCTCCGGCTGGGCATATGCCCGCTGCAATTCGGGTAGAAGTGCCGGGCGAGCTGTTAAGCCCGTGCCTGACGCTTAAAGGCGCGGACGATGCAATAATCGGAAAGATGGACTTGCAGAACGTTTCAATCCCGGCTGGCGGGCGGCTTGTGTTTTCGACGCGTCACGGGGAAATCGGCGTGCGGAACGGTCAAACCGATCTGCTTGGCAGTATCGACCTATCCAACAATAATTTCTTTTCTGTGCCGCAGGGCAAGACAAGCACGCTGATTCTTAGCGCGGCAAACACGATCAGCGCACTTGCTGTAGTGACGCTGTACGAATATTTCAGGACGGTGTAAACATGCAATGCTATGTAAAACGGCGCAGTGACTTCAAGACGGTCTATGCGTTGGACGTATACGATTACGATGTTGTGATCGACAGCATATACGACGAAAACGGCAGCATATCCGTTGTTGGCGAAGTCAGCGGCATTGAGGGCGACTTCATTTATTTCAATGGGTGGATTGGCATTGTGGACAGCGTTGCCCCGGATCGTGGAACGACCGTTATCACAACAAAAACAATCCTGTCCGCATTCGCACGGCCACTTGTCACGGTTGCGGATGGAAGCGCGATAGAACCGTTTATAAAATTAAAAATCGAATCGGAATACAAAAACTTATCCGATGCGGTGTACAGAATGCCGTATCTTTCTGTTTCCACAACCAGCACCACGGGGTTCATATCGCCTGACATAGAGGATGGGTTTTGGAACCTGAAAAGCTACATCGCAAAGGTACGGCGATTGAAAGGCGTTTTCGTAACATGGGGCATTGACGGCGACGCGTTGACATGCTCCATTGGTTTAAAAACCGTCCCGGTGCGCATCGTTGACTTTGCGGACACAGCACACCGATTGCAGTCTGAAAGCTATTCGCGGTACACGGTTGGAAAGATAACCGCGATTCAGACAGTCGACAACATCACCACGCAAACCCATTACTACGCACACGCAGACGGCACATATTCCACGACGGATGAAGATCGTGTATCCGGTGAATGGATTGTGATTGCAACCGATGCGGAGGGAGAAGCGGATGCAGTTGCGGAGGAATTCGCAAGGTCAAGCTATTCGCACCTGATCGAATTTTATAGTGATCGGAAATTTGATTTCTATGATAGCCTGCGCGTGCGCATCGGCGGTCGCGTGCTTCAATCCTATATATCGTCTGTGCGCGTCACAAAATACGGCACGCTGTACCGCAGCGGCGAACTGCGCCGAACCCTGACAGACAAATTGAAGGAGTTGATTTGATGAACGGAATATTTTTTGATTTGCGCACGCTGCGCGCGTTGGATTTGGGCGCTATCTTCGGCAAGATTATCGGCGATGGCAAGGTACGTGGGTGTATGCTGTCATATTTCGGGGCGAACCTGACGATTGCAAAAGGCCACATGGTTGCAAATGGCAGGCTGATCGCATTCGACAATGCTGAAACAATCGCATCCGAAACTACTGCCGCGAACGGGTATGGGCGGCTGAAACTATCCATCGACCTGTCACAGGCGGCAAGCGGAACATCGTTTGCACAAGCGCTGTTTTCGTGGGATTACGCGGCAACGAACAGTTTTCCAGCGCTGACGCAGAACGACATAAACGACGGAACGAACACGGCCTATCAGGTGGAGATTTGCCGCGTTTCGTTCTACAATAGTACGATTTCTGGTATTGTGTCGCAGCTTGGCGATGCAGAGATAAAATCCGCATCGGTATCCAAAATCACCCCTTCCGGCGGCACAGTAAACCTAACCCTTGTGGACAACACCGAATACCGTTTTACTTCCGCTGTGACCTCGCTTACGCTGACCTTCCCAACAGGGAACTTTGATTGCTGGCTTCGGTTTACCACGGGCAGCAGCATAACGGTCACATTCCCATCCGGAACGAAATATGTGGGCGGTGCGCCGACGTTTGAAGCGTCGAAAACATATGAAATGTCAATTAAGGACGGTTCCGTGATCTGCGCGGAGGTGACAACCGAATGAGCTATTGGATGGCTGTACGCAGGCGGCTTGCAGCGGCAGCGCTTGCGGCGGTTGACGTTTCCGCGCTCGCCATTGCCTATACCGGCAACATGACGGATGAGATCGTCACAATGGGCGACGGCAATCAATACCGGCTGCTGACGCTGACAAGCTCCGGCACGTTGAGCATCGCGCAAGAGGTAAAGGCGGACGTGTGGCTGTGCGGCGGTGGGGCGAATGGGGGCAGCGGTAGCTATCCGCAGTATAATTCTGGCGGTGGCGGCGGATATGTTAATTCATCATCTGGGCAGACGATAAAAAACGTTGTTGCAGTAGTTGGCGCGGCGGCGGGAGCAAGCAGTTTCGGCGACTTGACCGCGAACGGCGGCAGCGGTAAAAACGGTGGAAGCGGCGGCGGTGGCGGTTACTATGCAGATGGCGGCACTGGCTCGGGTGTTTCCACATATCCGTTCGGTGATACAACGTATTTTAGCGGAAAGCCACATTGCGCTGGCGGCGGTGGAGGCGGGACTTATGAATACGATGAGGCACGGGACGATGCCGGAAAAGACGCATACGCATGTGGAGACGGCGGAAACGGAGGCACGAACGGCGGAAGCGGTGAAAATGGAGATCGACAAAGAGTCTGGATGCCAACCGCTGAATACGCAGGCGGCGGGAAAGGCGGAACGTATGGCGGAGGAAATGGCGCGTATTGGAACTTTTCGTATTTTAACAGTACAAATGCCACAGCTTATGGCGGCGGCGGTGGCGGCGCTGTAGAAAATGATTTGGATAACAAATACGAAAAGGCTGGTTCAGGCTACCAAGGTGTTATCTACGTCCGAATCCCGTTGAATCAAAAGGAGGCAGCATGAAATACGCAGTAGTAAAGGAAAACGCAGTTGAAAACGTGATTGTGGCAGACGAAGCGCAGAAGGCAGAACTGGAAGCCGCGCTCGGCGCGGAGCTTGTGGACGCGCAGCCGTTCAATCTGCAAATCGGTGATATGCGCGTTGGCGCAAACTGGACGCGCAATCAGGACGGGGAGCAGATTGTGCTGACCGGGCAGCCGACATATGACGAACTGATTGCACGATTGGAAGATGCGGAGGCAGCGCTTGCGCTGCTTGGCGTGGAGCCAGAGGAAGGGGCATAACATGGGCAGATGGTTAGACGGTGCGCGTGCAGTACGCGCGGCAATGGATACTGCGGCAGCGGCACTTACGGACGAAACGGCGCTTGGCGCAATGGCGATTTATCCGGCGTGGGAGATCGGTAAGGCATATGCCGTAAACGACCGCAGACGGTACGGCGTGAACCTGTACAAGTGCGTACAGGCGCACACATCGCAAGCGGACTGGACACCCGATGCCGTTCCTGCGCTGTGGGTGAAAATCAGCACGGAGGAATGGCCGGAATGGGTACAGCCCACGGGCGCGCATGACGCATATAACACGGGCGATAAAGTGACCTACAACGGCAAGCGGTATGTAAGTCGGATTGACGCGAATGTCTATTCACCGGAGGCGTACCCGGCAGGGTGGGA